TGAGGGGATCGAGGTGACCGCACGCCAATGGTCCGCTCTCCGCGTGGTGGCGCCTCTCGAGTGGGCCGAGCGTGTCAGGGCGGGGGAGGCATGGGGGAGCGTGTCAGAGAGGACTAGAGCGCGCTGGGAGGCCTTCTTAGGGATGCCCCGGCGGAAGGTCGGCGGTCGGCGCGATGGCGCGGGACGGCCTCGGACAAAAAGGGAGGTTATCAACTTGACTAGGTCGTCAGGATGATTAGTATGAGGGACATGAAGAACGCGGTCTGGCTCTCCACCTTCACGACGCTCCGTGTCTGCTCCTCGGTTCGCCAGGCGGTCGCCATCGGCGCCCCCGGCGACCACATCCACCAGGACTGCGAGGACGGCTGCAACGCCCCTGCGGCGCTCGCCTCCCACAAGATCGTCGCGACGCGCACGGGCGGGAAGCGCGCCGTGCGCATCGCCCCGAAGCTCGTTCCGTGCGGGTGCGGCGGCGCGTGCATGCTCTGCGACGACAACGGGATGGTGAGCGCGTGAGCGCGCTCGTCATGCGGCTCCAGTCGCTTGGCTTCCGGTTCGCGCGCACGATGGGCGGGCAGACCGTTTACGAGAACGCGCTCGTGCGCGTTTGCCCCAACGGCGAGGAGGGCACCGATGTGCACGTTTTCTCCGACAAGGTCGGGAGGACATGTGACTACTCGATGCACTTCTCCGGCTCCACGCCGGTCGAGGTCATCGTTGCGGCGGCAAACAGGGCGGTACTGTTGTGAGCGCCGCCGATCTGATCGCTACCGGGGTCGATGTCATGGCCGACTCGGTCGATGACAACGACTCGCGCGCGTGGTCCGAGCTTGCCGACCTCATCCGCGAAGCGGGAGGCGGCACCGACGAGGTTACGCCGGTCGGCCTTCGCGAGGTCGTGATGATGCTTCGCGACGCGGCCGATGGCGCGCGCGAGGTCCACGAGGGAGCGCCGGACGTCGGGCCGAACACGATCGCGCGCATGCGCAGGTTCGCCGCTCACATGAGCGCGGCGCTGAAAGAGATCACGTGACGCCGCGCGACGTTGACACCATCCCTCGCGTGCGTGCTCGATCATGACGTGCACAATGTCTGCGGATGCGGAACGTTCACGGCTTACGAGTGGTCGTGCCTCGAATCGGTCGGACACATGGCTGACGACGTTCGAGACGTTGGAGCTACGCAACTGTCCGTGCGGATCGACGATCGCGATGCCCGTCGACATCGCGCCCGCGTCTACCCTCCCGCCGTCCAAATAGGCGGCGACGTCTCCTTTGCGATCTCCCGATCCCCTACGCGGATCGGGTACGTGTCGCCGTCTATCAGCACCATCGTGTGCGGCGTTACTTGGACGACCTCACCGCGCATGCCTCGGAACGAGGACCAGTGCGCTACGACCACGACGCGGTCACCGTTGCAGACCACGCGGTCTCCAGGCTTCATTGACGAGCGCAACGGCGAGCATCGCGAGAACCCATCCGCCGAAGAACGCAGACGCGGGCATCGCATCGAACCAATCCCAGAACGCCGTCACTGCGCCACCATGCGGAGCAGTCGAGCCGCCAGCGCCATGCGGTCGGCCGAGATGCGCCGCGCATCGTCGCTCTCGTACCGAGGTCCTCGCGCGTAACTTGCGATCGGGTGCGACGGGTCGACGACGCGTGACGCGCGAAGCATCACTGCGCCTCGACGCACGCATGCGATCGGGTCGGCGAGTAGATCGCGAGACCCATGGTGAATCTGCATCGCGCAGACACTTCGCCCGCCGTCGCCGACCGCATCGTTGCGCAAGCTCGACTCTCGAAACGCAACGGCCGTAAGCACTGCGGCCTCGGCCTCGTTCGATGCGTTGATCGCGACGGCCCACGCGAGCTCGCCGTGGTCGCGGCCGGGTGCGAGGGTGCCCATCCACATCATGGTGAGGACGAAGAGAGACTCAATCATCGGCGCGTCCTATCACGCATCATCCGTCCTCGCCAGGCTCTCGCATCACGCGATACACCGCAGTCGGTCCGCGACCGTCCTGCCACACTGCGCCGCTCGAGATGAGCAACGGCATGGCTGCATTGACGTCCGACGCATTCAGGCCGAGCACGCCACGCATCGTCTGCGCCTGCAGCCCATCGGGTGACCGTCCGAGCAATTCGAGGATGCGATTGCCGAGCGTCGTAAGGCGTCCGACGCCCATCGCGATCGTCGTGTCGATGCTCTCATCATCGCGAGTGTATGCGGCCTGCAACTCGGCGCCGCTCAGGTAGTTGACGGTCAGCCCCCACTTACGCTCGCCACACTGCGGTCCGACCTCGTCGGCGATGACGAGGCCGAACGTCTCCTTTAGATCGCCTTCGATGCGCTCCTTCGTGTGGTTCACTCGCGTCGGCTTGCCCTTCGCCCCATCGAGCATCCACACGCCTTGCGCCGCGTCGAAGAGCGCGCCTGATCCTCGGAGCGAGCTGCGCACGTCTCCGTCGTCGCCTTGCTGCACTTTTTTGGAGTGAGCGATGACGATGATCATGCATCCCGTGCGCAAGCTCACCTTGCTCAGCATGTCGAGATACTCTCGCACGCCGGAGTCGTTCTCGATCGCCTTCGGGAAGGCGCCACGGAAAGCATCGATGATGGCGACCGTTACGCCGGTGAGGATGTAGCCGAGCTCGCGCTCACCTTGCGGATCGTCGAGTCGCGTGGTCGGCATCGACGACAGGTGCAGGATGCCTTCGAGGTCCCGGAGATCGAGACCCATCGCACGTGCGAGTCGTTGGTAGCGTCGTTGCGTGAGCGGTCGGCCCTGCTCATAGTCGAGGTGCTTGACGACGCCTTGCCGGACATGGAACTGGCCCCAGAGCGGTCGGCCGCTCGCGACGGCGAGAAGTAGCGCTTGCATTGAAACGGTCTTGCCGCCGAAGCCAGCGCCGCCAACGATGGTTACCGGACCGGGCGCGAGCGCGAGATCCTGACAGACCCAAGGAACGGGCGGCAACTCCTCGGCGAGCGCGCACCCGCTGACGAACCCCCAATGCTCGGCGACTTCGCGCGCCAGCTTCTCGTTCGCGATGTCGCTGAGCTGGATGACGGCCACGTCAACGCATTCCCATGACGTGCAGACGGATCGCCTGTTGCAGTGTCGTCGTTGTGCGAATGAGCATCTCCAGCGCCGATGCCGCACGGACCGCATGAGCAGCGACAGAGAGATCGCACTCGGTCAACCGATCGTGCATCGTGCGAAGTGCGGCCGTCGATGCCGTGCGACGCATGGCCGCGAATTCGCGCGATGCGATGGCGCGACGACCGTTCGCGCGTTCGAGGTTGGTCTCTGCGTCCTTCGCCGCAACGCGCGCGAGTTCGGAGAGCTGCAGGCACACTTGCACGGTGGCCCACGTCTGCGCGTAGTCTTTCCCCGCGTCGTCGAGCGACCCGTACCACTCGTCTACCCCCACCATGATCATGCCGACCGCTCGTCAGTGGGAAGGGATCGCATCGGGAGATCGAAGTTGCCGCGCTTCGGCGACAAGCGCAAGCGCTTCGGCCTCGCATGTGGCGATTCCGCTCACTCCGCCGAAGTGCCGCACTGCGGCGAGGAACGCGCGCTGGTCTTGCGTCACGTCGCTAGGGCTATACTTGGGGCGCTTTATCTCGATCGCGAGCATGACACCATGTGGCGGTACCATGCATATAAGGTCAGAGACGCCTTTCGCGTCGAGCCCCGTCCGCAGGTTCCGGTTGTCGATGTTGTGGATCCAGCACGCGCATCCTTCGGCGCGGAGTCGCGCCTGGATACGCTTCTTGATCGGCTGCTCCAGTTCGCGCTTCGCCTTCGGCGGAGGCGGGACGTAGACCGCGTGACGGTCGCATCGTGAGCCGTCGCGCACGGGGCGCGTGCAGTCTGCAACCTCACATGTCACGCCCTCACCGCATCGCGCGCATGCTTCGCGCAAAGAGGCCTCGGGCCATTCGGAGTCTCGACGACCTCGACGGCGAGCGGGGCGGGAAGCGGCTGGCGGTTCGGCCGATAGTCGGGCATGTATGCGCAGTACACGCATCCGTTGTGCACTGGCGCTTCCGTGCTGCTCTTCTTGCTCATCCCGCCTTCCTCTTCCCGAACGCGCAGCGTCCGCACTTGCCGCCCGCGTACGTGCGAGCGGTAACCTTGTTGCACTCTACACACGTCACGCAAGCCATCGTCCGAGAGAGCAGTTCCGCTTGGAGACGCACTGACTCGGGAGGCGGACCTCCGTAGACGGCGGCGTACTTCGCAGCAGCGGCCCACGGGCGATTCCCTCGCGCCTTCGCCTCTGAGTACCATCTGGCGAGCGTATCGATCCGTTTCTCGTCGTCCTCGGTGCGCTTGCCGGCGTAGCGCTCCGCGAGCTCATCGCCCGTGTATCGCGGATCCTCGATGGTCGACGATCCTTCGGCGATAAATCCGCAGACCGAGCACGGTTCGCCGTCCACGATGGGCTGACCGCAGACGGGGCATGGCTTGCCGAAGTCTTCGTCGTCGGCCTTCGTTCGGATGCCCTTGCCGAGCAAAGAGTAGGTCCGATCCGTATCTGGCGCGCCGTGATCGTAGTAGCTGCGCCCGGTCAGATCGATGAGGAGAGCCTCCGTCTTGCCCGGGCTAGGTCGCAGAACACGCCCGACAATCTGCAGGTACGTGCCAACTGATCCACATCCTCGGGCGAGAATGCAACATGACGTGCCTGGACTATCCCACCCTTCAGTGAGAACCATGCAGTTGACCAGCACTGCACCGGCAGCATGAGCATCGAGCGCCCGCCGTCGATCGACATCCGATAGCTGACCGTGGATGATGACGGCATCGATCCCCTTCTCCCTGAACTGCTCGACGAACATCTCCGCATTCGCAACGAAGTCGGCAAAGACGACGGTGCGCATTCCCTTCGCGTGCGCGATGTACGCGTCAACCGGCGTATGACTCATGTTTGGTCGACGCAACGGCTTGCCCGGCGCGATGACTCGGCACGGGACGAGGTAGGCGAGCGCAGTCAGCTCCTTGATGGTTGACACGACCACGAGCGAGTCGAACGCTGGCGCCATCCCTCGACCATCGGATCGCATCGGCGTTGCGGTGAATCCGACGCGCACGACGCCCGGGTAGGCCTTCGTCAGCTCGTGCCAGTCGTCGCTCGAGTAGTGGTGCGCCTCGTCGTAGATGACGAGGGTTGCCTTCGGTGCCATCGCGCGAGCACGGAGCGTCTGCGTGCTCGCGACCTGCACACGCGCGCTAGGCCGTTGCGTGACGCCGGGGATGATCTCGCCGATGTCGATCATCGGAACGCCCATGCGGATGAGCGTCTTCGCAAGCTGCTGAATCAGCTCGCGACGATGCGCGACGACGAGCACGCGGTTGTCTGCCGACTGCGCAAGGTGCGCGATGATGACCGCGCCAGCGATGGCAGACTTCCCGGCTCCAGTCGGGGCGACGAGCAACGGAGCTCGACGCCCTTGACGGATACGGTCGCGCGCCTGTTGGATGGCGTCGATCTGATAGGTGCGGAGAGTAAGCGTCGTCACGGATGGTCGATGCCCTTCGGCATGCTCATCTGCAGCGAAGCGATCTGAGCTCCGTGCACGCCACACTGAAGGATCGCTTTCGCGAGCGCAGATTCGAGCGCAGCGATGCGGACTTCGAGGCCCGTCACTCGGCCATCCGAGTATGCGACAGGCTCGACGGTCGACGTACTGCGAATGCGCACGGGTCCCGGCGGCACGTACTCGGGTCCACGGTGCTTCTCGTCCTCACGGATCATTGCTCATCTCCAGTGCCGCGACGATGCGGCGTTGCAGTTCTTCAAGCTCGGTTCGCGTCCACATGACGCAAGCCACGGTCGTTCCGTTGTCGCGCAATCGAGAGACCTCGAACACGTCGCCGACTATCTCGACGATCACGGTAGGCGCATCGCGAGGAGGGTCGACGAGGTGAAGTCTCGGCACGTCGTCAACGATTGCGGAGTCGTCGTAGTCGTCGAAGGATTCGAGATCCAAGTCTGCCGCATCAAGTGGCCGCACTGTCCCCGCCGGGGGATACGACGGTTCTGCGGATCGATGCGGCAGACTCGGAACCCGACTCGGCTCCGGAGCTCTCGCGTCGACGACCGCACCTTCTGCCAAGGCGTTCGGAATACCCGGGACTGATGCGGGGGATGGTGTCGACGCGAGAGCCCCGAGGCCCAGTTGGGCGCTCGTGACGTTCTTCTTCTTTGATGCCACCTACTTCACGATCGCGAGGATGAGAGCTGCGATGGCGACGGCGAGTGGCACGTGGTGCCTGTGACGCTCGTACCATGTGCGGTTGATGCGCGGGACGATGCGAGCCACGTCTCGCACGACCGCGTCGCGATGGTCCTCGGCGGCCATGATGGTCGAGAGTGGAAACGTTGCATTGCTCGCAGTGATGGGAGGGATGGCCGGATCGAGCTCGATTGGCGCAGGAATTCTCGCGTACTTTGCGTACGTATTCTCCGCATCCGGTCGCGCAGCCGCATCGGCGAGCATCTGCGCCTTGGTGCGACGCGGCTTGCGCGTCTTGGGTAGCTTCACGGTGTTGTCGTCGACCATCTCGACGGGTCCGGTGATGACCTTCGGCGCTTGCGTCGCCATCCACGCGGGCGCAGCGGGTGACGTAGTGGTCTCTGTCGTCTCTTCGTTGTCGCTCATCTTCATGTCCTCGGTTGTCACGCGTTCACCGCATCGAAGAGACCGCCTTGCGCGGTGGTCTCCGCCTCTCGCAGATTGCGAGCGGCTTGCTCGTAGTACGACTTCTTCAACTCGGCGCCCACGAACCGTCGTCCCTCTTGAAGAGCAACGTAGCCCTCCGAGCCAATGCCTGCGAACGGCGACCACACCACGTCGTTGGGATTGCTCCAAAGGCGAACGCCTCGACGGATGACTCCGAGCTGCAAGGGGCAGATGTGGCGCTCGTCGTCATGTTCGCGAGCAGAACGATACTGAAGCGTGTTGCTCGGGTTGATTCCGCTGCTCTCATCTGCGGTCTCCTCCGCGTTGCACATCAAGAATCCGTCCTCGTCGGCGCTACCCGTCGAGACCCATACCGGTGACGCGTATCGCTGCCACATCATGACAGGAAAGCTCTCGTGCGTGTGCGCGATGGGCTCGATGTTGTCGCCGGCCGTGCGCATCACGATGAGATAGTCGGGGATACCCTGACGGCTCATCGCGCTGTCCTTTCGTATCGTCTTGTGAAGGAGTCCGAGCGCCTTCGTCCGTTGCATCGCGGTGACAGGGTCTTTCCAGATCGTAACGCGCGAGTGGAAGATGAATCCGTGCGCCTCGTACGCGCGGATGATGTCGCCGGGAAAATCACGCAGGCCGATGTGACCGTCTCGAGCCTTCGACGTCGGCATATCCATGCAGTGGATCGCGACCAGTCGACCGGGCTTCATGACGCGCGCCGTCTCTTTGATGAGGTACGCGTAGTGCGCGAAGAACTCCGCATCGTCGATGACGTTGCCCATGTCGCGCGGAGAGTTGCTGTACGTGTACAGACTCGCGAACGGCGGTGAGAAGATCGAGAAGTCGACGGATCGATCGGGAAGTCCGCGCGCCACGTCGACGGTATCGGCGTGGTAGAGAGCGAAGCGATCGGTCACGGTCTCGTGCATCACATCCACGTGGGTACCCTTGCTTTCGTGTTCGCGCCGTACGCGTTCGTCTGTCGCTTCTGTCCCATGATCTCCGCTCGCACAACCTCGCGCGTCTCGGCGCTGAGAGCCTCACTCATCGCGAATGCGTCTCGCTCCTTGCGTTCGAGGTTCTTCACCACTTCGCCCTCGAGCTCCGACGCGAAGACGTGCACATGAACGCTCCTCGTCTGACCGAACCGCCAGCATCGGCGAATCGCCTGGTACGTCGACTCATAGCTGTCCTTCACGCCGACGAAGCACATGCGTGCGGCGTGCTGCCAGTTGAGGCCGAAGCCGGCGATCTTCGGCTTGCTGATGAGGATGCGAAACTCTCCGTTGGCGAACGCGACGAGCCGTTGCTCTTTCAGGATCGCATCATCCGACCCTCGGATCTCGACCGCACCAGTCAGTGCGTCGGTGAGCGCATCGGCCTCCGCGTTCAGCTCGCACCAGATGACCCATGCCTCGTTCGGTTCGGCAAGCACCACGTCGGCGCATCGCTGCACGCGAGGCGAGAGAGACGCCTTGCGGGCTGCTCGACGCTCGGTGAGCGTGCGCGCCGGCTCCGCAAAGAGGAGACCTTGTGCCTTCGCTTGCTCAGGGTCCGCCGCGATCGTGTGCTGCGTGATGACGAGCGGTGGCAAGTCGTAGCCGGCGTCGGAGTATCCGAAGTCGCTCGGCTTGCGGATGAGCGCGGCCCATCCGGCGACCCATCGCCAGAAGGCTCCGCGCGCGTGACCCTTGAGGCGCCATACCTGCGTCTCGCCGCCGTCGTGGCAGAAGTATTCCGCGAGCATCTCCTCCTTGGTGCAGATGCCGAGGAACTCCGCATGCGTCCCGAGCTCGGTGTAGTCGTTCGGCGATGGTGTCGCCGTCGCGCAGAGGCGGAACGGTGTCGCGGCGAACATTTCCGTGAGCGTCGCGAACGTCTTGGAGTCGCTGTTCTTGATCACGCTCGACTCATCGCACACGACCCCGACGAACGCGCTCGCGTCGAAGTGGTGGATGCGATCGTAGTTGGTCACGACGATCTGCGGACACTCCGCCTCGATGTCGCTCGCGTACCGCACCTGCTTTGCGGCCACGCCGATCTTGTCGGCCTCGCGGACGGTCTGAGCGCCGACCGCGAGAGGCGCCAGAATGAGCACGCGTCCTCCCGTTGCGATCGCGACGCAACGCGCCCACTCCAGCTCTTGGCGCGTCTTGCCGAGGCCAGTGTCTGCGAAGATGGCGCAGCGTCCACGACGAAGCGCCCACGTCACGAGGTCACGCTGAAACGGGAAGAGGCTCGCGTTCAACTCAGGGATCACGGAGAGACCCGTCGGCGGCACGCGCGAGAGCTTCCCATCGACGAAGTCGGCGTAGTTCATCGCCGACCCGACTTCTGGAAGCACGTTGCGAGCGTCACCGCAAAACGAATCACCTCGGGATTCGCCCGTGGAAGAGACATCGTAATGTAAGCCTCGACTATCGACGGCACGTCATCGATCGACGTGCCGTCAGGGATCGACTCGAAGGCGTCGGAGATGCATCGAAGGTCGTTCGTGGTTACGGTTACGACAACCATCAGAACGGGATCTCATCTTCGGGAAGGTCGGCCTGCGGAGCGGGCGCAGCCGTTCGAGCCTGCGGCTTGGGAGCGGATTTCGTCGACGCAACGGGCGCCGGATTCTTCTCCTTCATCTTGAGCACGAGACCTCGCATGCGACTGCCAAACGCTGCCGCCGCACCTTCGTTCATCGCTGCTTCGGTATTGAGGAATCCGCCCTGGCGATTGATCCACGCGACCTTCGCCGAGACCTTGTCCTCGCCCTCCGCGTTCGTGTATTCCTCGAGTTCCACGACGATCTCGACTTCGTTCGCGTCGAGGCCGTGTAGCCCGCCGTCGGAGAACTCGGAGAGATCGTCGCCCTGCCATCCGCAGATCTGGAGCGACTGGATGCTCCTCTCGTTCGTGTTCTCCGTGAAGTAGCCCTGCCACTTCACGCGAGACCCGGCGGCTGCGCTGCTGAGGATCTCGAGGTAGAACTCCACGAACGGAGTGCCCTTGTTCTTGCTCGTCCCGAGGACGCATTCCCCGGTGACGCGCGCCTTGTACGTGCCTGCCTGAACCGCCATTACGTGCTCTCCTTTGCCTTATCTTCGATGATTCGTTGTGCGTTCGCGATAGCGTCCGAGTACGCCGCCGACGTCCGACCGCGCGAGTCGAGGAACTTTTCGCATCGAGCCGCGAGTGCAGCATCGTCGCCCACGATGGTTGCGAGCGCCGCTCGCTGCTCCTCGATGCTCGGAGGTCGACCGGCCTTGATGGCGACGGCGAACGCCTCCCAATCGAGCGGGATCTTGTCCGGCATCGTGAGCCGCGTCTTGCCCTGGTAGCCGGCGCTCGGCTGCGTCCGCAGGATGCGCTTGCCAGTGAATACTCCCTTCGTTCGGTTGCCGTCGTCCTTCTCCGTGACGGTCGCGATGTCTAGCTCGGCGAACGCGACGACGTGCGCCCACTCGCGAAAGAGTCCGGCGGCGCGATCCTGGAGCTTGATCTGGATCTGTTCGTAGTCCTCGCCGGTCGGATTCTTCACACCTTTGCGCTGCGCGTGCGCCGTGAGTAGCACGTGCTTGCCGGCCTTGCCCGCGCGCTGCAACGCAGCGATGAGGATGCGCCACTCGCCAGCGGCGGCGATATACCCCTTGCCGTAGCCGTACCCTTCGATGTCCCGGACCTTGCGCCCCTTCTCGTCGGGCTTGGTTTCGACGATGTAAGCCCAGAGCATCGCCTCCGCCCAATCGAGCGAGTCGATCACGATGGTGCCGCAACGGTCGTCGACCGCGAGCGCGTCGACCGCTGCGACGATCGTAGGCCACGTCGTGGGCGGGTCAACCTGCATGGCATCGATGTTGTCGAGTCCGTCCTCGGTCGCGATGAAGACGGCGCGCGGAGCGCCAGCGCAGAGCGTCGACTTGCCGACGCCATCAGCGCCGTAGACGACGGCACGAATTGGAGACTCGCGAAGCGTACTCTTGATCTCGAGGGTCACGCGTCGACCTTCGCGTTTGCGACGTAGGCGAGGATCGTGCTCCACACTTCGGGCTCGAGCACGATCGTGTTCGTATCCTCGATGCCGTTCGACGTGGTGAGGACGAGCCCGCGATCGTCAATCTCCACCGACACGCCATCGCTCGCGTACATCTTCGCAGTCGTCATTGACCAAGCTCCTCGTGTTGCATTGCCTTCGTCTCATACCGTGTACCATCGTCGATCGTCGCTTCGCCAGAGCACACGGGGTGATAGTCGCAAAGCCGGTGAAATCGGACGCACGCGTTCGGCGACCTAGGCCACGCGTCGCGCTCCGTCGCGTGACGAATCATTTCCGCCGTCTGCACGACGTCGCGCGCATGATCATCGTTGTCGCGATCGAGCCGCACGATCTCCTGACGTTGGAAGTACCACTCCGGCCGTCTGATGATGTCTTCCGTCAGACGCTCGCGATACTCGTCGAGCGTCTCGTCGTTCTCGCGCATGCTCGCATAGAGACGCGGCACGGGCTCGGCCTTCGTCGGCTTGGTGTACTTCTTCTTCTCCTCCGGCGTCGCCGAGAGTGGCTCAATCTCCGGCTTGCGAACGACGTCGTAGATCGTCGAATGAATGTTGTGGCCCATGTGGCGAGCTGCGGCGTCGTAGGTCGACACCTGCGGATCGAGCGTCACGATGTTGCGCCAGTAGTCGGCGCCCGAAGAGATGTCTTGCGACGTCGTCTTGTGCTCGAGGTTGTGGATGGTCTCACACCCCGGAACGCCCATGTATCCGCGTCTTGCTGCGATGACGTCGATCGCTCCGCCAAGGTCGTAGTTGATAAGTCCGTCGCGAGGAATCTCTCCGAAGACAATCGGCACCCGAAACTGCTTCTCCACTGCGATCGTATCGTACGGCTCGTCGCCCCATCGCGCGGTGTAGCCGGCCATGAGCGTCTCGGCTTTGACAAGGTCGACCGCCTCAGCGTTGACATCCGCAGACCGCATCATCTTGATCGCCCACTCGAGCCGCTCGCTCGCCGGTTCTCCGTTGCGAGAACTCCACCACGCATTGAGGCCGAGATGAAAGAGCGTCCCGAACATGAGCGCGTGCGACTTGCCGCGACCACGACGACGGAGCTGATACGCGAAGTAGTATTCGCGCGGGCAACGCCGAAACGTCGTGAGAGAGGACTGCGAGAGGAGCGGTAGGTGAACCGTCACTGGAACCAACATCTACGATCGCAGCGACAACGGGTCAAACAAAAAGTGTACACGCGTCAACATTGACGATCGTACTAGACGAGTGACGCGCAATGTGGCATCGGTGAATGAACATGAAGACGATCGGTGAGCGCGTACGGTGGGCTAGAACGGAGCGCGGGCTGACGCAATTCGAGCTCGACGAGATTGCAGACCTCTCGTGCGGCCACTCTGGCGCCATCGAGCGAGGACGTCGCGACGCTCCGAGCACGGCGACGATGAGCAAGCTCGCATACGCTCTCGGTGTCGACCTTTCGTGGCTCATCCGTGGCGGCAAGGCTCCGACGCTGAAGAAGGCGAGGGCGTCTTGAGTGAAGGCAAAGAACGAAACGAACAACAGTGGAGAATGACATGACGACCAAGAAGAAGACCGCAGCGAAGAAGACCACCAAGACCCTCCGCGCGGTGATCGTGCGCGCTTACTCGGGGGTGTTCTTCGGCCACCTCGTGAGCAAGACGGGCGCGTCCGTCGAACTGCGCGGCGCGCGCCAGGTGTGGAGCTGGGACAGCGCAGGGCTGGCCGAGAAGGCGATGACGTGCGGCGACATCGCGCGAATCGGCGTCGGCTCTGGAAGCAAGATCGGGGGCCCCGCCGACGCGGTGATCGAGCATGTCGGGGCGATGTTCTTCGCGTCCGCCGAGGCAGAGCGCGTGATCGGAGGCCAGAAGTGGGCGACGCGCTGATCGGCTACGGCGACGGCTACGGCGACGGCGACGGCCCCGGCTCCGGCTCCGGCTACGGCTCCGGCGACGGCGACGGCGACGGCGACGGCTCCGGCTACGGCCCCGGCTCCGGCTCCGGCTACGGCTCCGGCGACGGCGACGGCTACG